AAAATTATCGCTCTAGAAGTATGTTATAGATCTCATCGACACGCTGATTGAGTCGCTTAATCTCTGAGAGCAGATGAGTAATGACATAGCCTGCAAGACCACCGATGATTAGCAAGGTGCTTATGTATAGGCTAAAGAAATCTGTTTGGCTCACTTTTTAATGCCCATCGCTGGATCGTTAGCGTTAAGGTAGCGAAGCACAGGTGGCAAGATAGAAGCCACTCCTGCTGCAATGAGTGCTTTAGGATCTGTGACCCCAGCTGCTGCCATTGAGATAACTGCTACCAGGAAAGCTCTTGCCCATGAACCTGCTGCTGTTTTTAATTCATTCATTACTCGCTCCTAACATAGGTACTTGAAAAAAAGCCCCATCATCGTCAGCTTCTTTCGCAAACGAGATGTGACAGTGGTGGTTATGTTTGTTTGAGCCCTCATAGGCACGCCATGCCCAGCCTTTTTTGGCTGAGGCGATACGACCATCAAAGATAATGTAGGTAATTCTGGTTTCTTTTTTAGACTTGCATAGGAGACGAATCTGATCTGCAAGATCTGGCATGAGGTCTGGTTTAGCCCGACCACTGAGATCACGATCAACATCGATGGCACGAACCCAGCCATCAACATCGGGATTATGATCGCTAGGGCGAGCTGCGTGTCGGGTATCACCGATCCAACCATCCGATGTGCGGTCACGACTTGGGAACGAATCATTTATTTGCTCTCGTAATTGTGAGGCAGCTTTAGATAGTCTTGGTTTCATTCAAGTAAGAGGCGCGCCTCATCCTCAGTAATGCCCAATTTGGCAAGCAATGCAGCCTTTTCGGTTGCTTTAATTGCTGCATCTGCTTGCGCATCAGCAATTCTTTTCTCTGACGCTTCTCGATTTGCGTTAACCTGTGCAATTTCTGCATTTGTGTAATTGCGTTCCGTTGTTTCGCCTGTTTCGGCATTAAATATTCGTTCGATATATGTCATTTTTTATGCTCCGTATACATAGATTTTGCCCGCGTCCCAGTTGCCCGTGTCTGAAATTACTGTTAAAGATGAGATTGATGATGTTCCTGTGTAAAAACCATTGTAAGCAAGATTTTTGTTAGTTACTGAACCACCTGCGTAGTTTGTAAATGAAATCGTTTTTGCACCTGCTCCGTTTGCTCCGTCAATCTTTGCCACCATAGCATTAAAATTAGCAGCATTATTTCCTTGAGTGCTCATTGGAAAAGCAGTACCAACATTATCATAAACACCAGTGCTTGCGCCGCCACCCCCAAGAAATGATAAACCACCATAATTATACTTGGCACTTGTATCACTATTAAAAGTCATAGTGAAAACTGAACTTGCACCAGCTGAACCACCATCAATAAATACTAATAAAGAGTTTTTAGCACTTATACCGCTAATAGTGATTGATGTTGCTCCTGTTAAACTAGTACCGCCCGAATTGATTAAATCAAATGATGGACTCGATGATGCTGCCGCTGCCCACTTTAATCCAAGTGCTTGTGTTGAATCTGCTGTTAGGACTTGACCATTTGTGCCAATTGGAATGCGAGCAGGTGCTGTGTCATAACCATAGACATCACCTTTAGTTGTTAAAGGTGCAGATCCTGAAGTATCAATATTTGTCCACGCAGACCCAGTATATTTCCAGATTGTATTGGTGTCTTTTGTCAATGAAATTTGACCTGCTTGTGGTGATGTAATGGCAGTATCTCTGGCAGTCGTAGTGGCAAAAACCAAAACTCCTTGCATGAGGTAGCCATTGACATCGGTCGCGCTTAGGACATCGCCTGTAGCAAATGTCTTAAAGCCTAGTCCTGCTGCCATGTTTTCTCCTTAGTAACTGAATGAGCTAGTGCCTATGATACCTGATACTGCCGATCCTACGATGAATCCATCAATAATTGGCTCTGCCGTGGTGTAATTGACAATCCACGATTGAGGAGTAATTTGATGATTTATACCAAAGATCTGGACAGTTTTTGTCAAGGTTGTTGAATTAGGTTGGGTTGTGGTTATTGTAATTGGGCTAAAGAAGTCCAATGTCAATGCTGCTGTTTTACCTGTGTCGTAATTGTCCTGTTGTAAATTAAGACTTAGTTCATCTACTCGGATAGATGTTTCTTGTCTAGAGGCTACGAAAGCAAGGGCGTAGTTAAGAGCTTCTGCGTCAGTCTCCATAAGAAGTCCAGAAGCGTTATAAGAATGAGTAAAATACTTAGCAATGGATGTGGCGTTCTCTGCCGTTTGCACTGATCCACCTGTACGGGTGACAGTAGCCTTGTTATAAATCTGAGTATCATCAAATACCCACTTAACATTGTTGTAGCCAATGGCTGTTCCGTTGTCATTAAAAACTGTAGGGGTGCCTGCTACAGAGGCTGTGGTGATTGTACGATCCTGAAAGACTGCCCTACCCTGTCCGTCCATGTAGAAAGCACCATACTCGGTCTGTGAGACTGTTTGAAGGGCATTAAGGGCTGTGCGCTGAGTTGCTGGATCTGCCTGACAGCTAGTAAGTCCCGTGTCAATGTCGCGCATGGAGTTTGGCCATCCGATACTGTCAAGAATCCTAGTAATGCGTGTGCCTGTTTTCTCACCAGCAACTGCACCAGCTACTGTAAAGAATTGAGCGTTTTGGAATAAACGAAATCCATCAACTGCCGTAACTGTTGTATAGACAATGTCACCATCAAATTTAGGCGTGGTCGTATTGTATGAAGTTATGTAGCCTGCAAAGATAGGGTAATTGACACCATTCCAAGTAGCAGTAATTGAAATCTTACGCATAGGGCTGAGATAAGTATAGTAAGGACTGGCAGGGTTTTGAGGATTAAAGTTACCATTTTGATCCAAGATACGAATTGATGCTGTGCCTGTATTAAATTGCTCAGCTGATAACTGTCGACCTCGGTTTGTCTGAACTGAATCTAAAAGATTAGAAACATCTACAATTAGACTTGGAGATGAATCAGATAATACATCTGTGCCACCTATTGTAGAAATTCCAATAACAAAAGGATAGCCAAATGTTGCACCTGTTGAGAAGTCAATTATGACTTTAATGACTGGTCTAGCCATTATAGAGATCCAGCAGTTGTTATGTAATCTCCACGCTTGTTAAGTCTAATCAGTGAATCTTGAATAAGGTTTGTTAGCTCATCTGGGTTAGCAATAGTGTTGGCATAAACATTAACCGAGTAATTATATTCGCGACCATTAGGGCCAATGCCTGAAATCATTCCTGTGTTAGGAGTAAATTCTTTAAGGTTTGGCTGTATCTGAGTAACGATCCCAGCAAGTGCTGCAACATTGGCATTAGTCTCTGCAATAGTTGTTGCTGGACTTAGAGCTGCTGTGCTTGGTGCTGTGCTTGGCTTTGATGCTGAAGTTGTCTTTGATCCAGTAGAGGCTAGGTTAATAAGGCCAAGCAAGCGTAGAGCTTCATTTAGGTTAGCAAGATTGATAAGATCCTTAGGCACTAATGATTCTAGCAATGACTTGATGTCTAGCAATTTTAGGTTCTGCATCCCTAATGCGCCTAAGACTTTAAGATCTGCATTAAGTTTATTAGTTGAGGCAATAATGGCTGCTTCGTCTTTAGCAGCAATAGCGTCTTCTAAGGCAAGAATTGATTGTTTGACATTTAGTCGAGCAGTATCATTGGCGATCTGTAAGACCTGTGAAGATGTTGTTGCTTTGCCTAAGGCTTCTGCCTGAGAGGTTAGAGCTGCTGCAATCTGAATCTTGTCCATGTCAAAGACACCAGTTGCTTTATTAAGGGCAAGGTTGGCATTATCTAGTGCAATCTGGGCTTTTTTGTCTTTTAGAATCTTAGACTGAGCCGTTGCCTGTTGCTTGGCTAGATTTGTTACAGCCTTAGCAGTTTTAACCTCTGTTTGACCCGATATGGTCATAGGGGTTCTAAATGGTCTAGGTTCTTGTTTATACTTTTGTAGTCCAGTAAGTAAAGTGTTTATGCCTAGTGGATCACTTAACAAAGACAAAGCAAGTGAAGCCCCGGGA